TGGAGACCCGCACTTTCACGGTCGACGACCTTGAGGTCCGCGAAGCCCCCGAAGGTATGAGCTTCGAGGGATACGCGGCCGTGTTCAACTCCCCCAGCGAGCCCCTGCCCTTCACCGAGACGATTGCCCCTGGCGCCTTCGCTCGGTCGCTCAAGTCCCGCAACAACGTCTTCCTCCTCGTCAATCACGACCCGGCCCGCCCCTTGGCGTCAACCCGGTCTAAGACGATGACGCTGGAGGAGGACGGCCGCGGCCTGCTTGTCAAGGCGACCCTGCCGGATACGAGCGACGGCCGGGACCTTGCGGTTCTACTCGGCGGCGGCGGCAATCCGCGCGTGATCGACTCCATGAGCTTCGGCTTCTCGGTCCCTCGCGGCGGCGACAAGTGGAACGAGGACGGCAGCCAGCGCACCCTCCAGCAGGTGCGGTTGCATGAAACTTCCATCGTGACGTTCCCGGCCTACCAGGCCACATCCGCTGCGGTGCGCAGCCTGGACATGCTGGCCGAGGCCACGGGCGAAGACGCTGACGCGTTGAATGGCGCGCTAGAGGCGCTGGAGCGTGGCGCGACCCTGACGATGGATCAGGCCGGGCTGCTGTCCGCGGTGGTGGCGAAGTTGTCGCCGATGCCGGAGCCCGCAGTTGAGCCGGTGGCGCACGACGCCAGCCAGATCAACCTTCTCAAGACCAAGCTCGACCTGGCCTTCAAGGCCTAAGACTTCCTGGCCGCGCGAGCCGCGGACAGGTCCCCGCTCTGAGGAGCCTCGGCGGGATTCGCAAGAAACGCCTGCGCAATCCAACAAAACCGAGACCCCAGAAAGGGGTGAACTAAGTTGTCCGAGTACCTGAAGAAGCTCGTGGAGGATCGCCAGTCGGCGTACCACGCAGCGAAGGCGAAGATGGACGAGGCCGCCGCTGAGAGCCGCGACCTGTCCGCTGAGGAGCGCGAGTTCGTCGACCGCACGTTCGCGGAGCTGGATGAGAAGCGCACCATGATCGACACCCTCATCACCGCTGAGAAGCGTGAGGCTGAGATCGCTGAGGCCATGCGTGGCGTGGAGAACATTGCCCGCCCCGTCGAGGCCCGCACCGCGCCGGCCGAGTCGGACGCCGACATCCTTCGCCAGCTGCTCGCTGGTGAGCGTCGCGCCTACTCCTTCCAGTTTGAGAAGCGCGATCTTGCCAAGTCGACGAGCAACGCCCCGGTGCCGACCTCGTTCTCCGATGTCGTCATCAACCAGGCGCGTCTCGTCGGCCCGATGCTGGACCCCAGCGTCGTCACCGTCCTCAACACCGCTTCTGGTGAGGATCTGGTCCTCCCGTCGCTGGCTTCTTGGTCCACTGCCGGCTACGAGGCCGAGGCTGCCACCATTGACGAGTCGGACCCCGGCTTCGGCAAGACCACGCTCAAGGCCTACAAGTACGCCTTCATCGTGCAGGTCTCGCAGGAGTTCCTCGCTGACAGCAACATCGACGTAATCGGGTTCCTCGGCCAGCAGGCGGGCAACGCCATCGGCTACCGCGTCAACGATCGCCTCACGCTCGGCACGGCCGCTGCCCCGGAACCAAACGGAATCGTTGTCGCCGCGTCGGCTGGCGTCACCGGCGGCACCGCCACGAGCACAGCTGGCACGGGTCACTTCACGGCCGACAACCTCATTGATCTCGTCTACTCGCTGGACGGTGCGGCTCGCCGCCTGCCCGGCTTCGGGATCATGGCGAACGGCTCCAGCATCGGCGCGATGCGCAAGCTCAAGACGTCGTCCGGTGACTACGTCTTCGTGCCCAGCCTCCAGCCGGGAACTCCTGACACCCTCTTGGGCCAGGCTCTAATCGAGAATCCAGCGATGGCATCGGTCGGCTCTGCGGCCAAGTCCGTGATCGCGGGTCACTTCCCGTCGTACTACGTCCGCACTGTGGGCGGCATCGACGTCGCCCGCTCGGATGACTTCGCCTTCAACACGGGCCAGGTCACGCTGCGCTTCCAGATCAGGGTCGACGGAAATCTTCCGCAGACCAGCCACATCAAGGCCTTTACAGGCGGCACCGCCTAGTCACTAGGCACCTAGACGTGGATGGCCCCGCCTTTGCGCAGGGGGGCGGGGCCATCCACACCCCCTGCGCACACCTAGGAGAAACGGTGGCCCATGCCACGAAAGCAAGCACCCGTAATCGTTCACGCAGCGGGAATCCCGCTAGACGTGCCGCCGCCCGAGAGGGAGCAGCTACTCCGACTGGGACTGCTGCACGAAGAGCCATCGTCTTCGCGTCAAACAGTCCATGGGTCCCAACCGGATACGGCGAGCAAACGCAGCAAGTCACGCGGCGGCTCAAGCAAGACGGCCACAAAGTAGCCATCGCCTCGAACTACGGGCTTGAGGGCTCCACGATGGAGTGGGAAGGCATTCCCGTCTACCCTCGCGGCCTGGACGTCTACTCCAACGACGTCATCCCCGCCTATGCGATGGACTTCGGTCGCCCGACCGGGCAGCAGGCCGTCGTCATCACCTTGTTCGACTGCTGGGTTTTCAAGGGCGCCGGCTGGGATCACATTGAGCGGGTCGCCTCTTGGGTGCCTATCGACCACTTCCCCGCGCCGGCTCCGGTCATTGAGTGGCTGGCACGACCCAACGTGACGCCGATTGCTATGTCGCAGTTCGGGCTTGACGCGATTGAACGCCACGACATTGAGGCGCTTTACATTCCGCACGCTATTGACACGAATGTCTTCAAGCCGACGGACCTGATCCAGGGCAGTGACGGCCAGGTGCCCGCCCGTCAGTGGATGGGCATACCCGAGGATGCCTACGTCGTCGGCATGGTCAGCGCGAACAAGGGCAGCATCGACCGCAAGTCCTTCGCCGAGGCGTTCCTGGCCGCCGGCATGTTCATGCAGAAGCACACCGATGCCTGGCTCTACCTGCACACCGAGCCAAGCCCGGCGATGTCTGGCCTGGATTTGCGGGCGCTTCTGGCTGCGACTGGCGTGCCGACGGATCGGGTGGCCTTCGCTGATTCGTACTCCTATCGCATGGGGATTCCGAAGGAAGCCCTTGCGGCCATTTACACGGCTATTGATGTGCTGTTGCAGCCGTCGCGCGGCGAGGGATTCGGTATCCCTTCAGCAGAGGCTCAAGCCACGGGAACGCCGGTCGTCGTCAGTAACGCGACCGCTCAGCCTGAGCTCGTCGGTGACGGCTGGCTGTGCGACGTGCAGCCCTCCTGGGACGTCGCCCAAGGCTGCTGGTTCTTCACCCCGCTGGTGCCAAGCATCGTCGACAACCTTGAGGCGGCCTACGCGCGAGGCCGGGGCCGTTCCCAGCAGGCCATCGACTTCGCCGCCAACTATGACGCCGACGTCGTGTTCGACAAATACTGGCGGCCGGCGCTCGACATCCTCCTGGCGCCATGAGGGTCGCCTGGGTCACGCACCACATTCCCAGGGTTGAGGAAAGGCACGAGGCACTACTGCCCGGTAAGTACGCGGGCGGCGCCGAGCGGAATACCGACTACATGGTCACTGCGGCACCGGACGGTGTCGAGGTGACCTACATCGAACCCGAAGCCGCTGAGAGCGCCGCAGACGCGGCATACGACCGGGTGGTAGTCGGAGGCACCGACAAACTCTCTGAAGCGTCCATGAATTTCCTAGCGGCTCTCAGGCCTATTGTCTGGGTGCAGCACGCGCAGCACCGCACTCCGGCCAAGGCGCAGTTATTCCGGCAGGCCTCGCGGTTCTTGACGATGAGCCGGGCGCACATGGGCTGGGAAGCCGAATGGACCGGCCGGGCCGACGCCTACATTCACTCCCCCGTACCGCCGGACTGCGTCGCCCCAGCCGACAAAGAGCCCTTCGCTCTATTCGCGGGCAGAAAGCACCCGGCAAAAGGGAAACTCAACGCCCGTATTTGGGCGCAGCGCCAGGGCGTCGAGCTCGTGGAGCTGGAGAACGCCCCGCACGAGGTCGTGCTTGACCACATGGCCCGAGCCCAATACTTCGTCCACCTCCCCAAGGAGAGGGACGCCTGCCCCCTCGTCGTCATCGAGGCCACCCTCGCTGGCTGCGAAATCGTCACCAACTCCCTCGTCGGGCGGCTAGAGCCCGGCGACCCTGCGGCAGTCCTCGCCCAGCAGCCCAAGCGGTTCTGGCGAATTGTGGAGGAATCAGAATGAAGATCGTTGTCACCGGCTCCGCCGGCACCCTAGGCGCTCCCCTGGTCGCCGAGCTGCGCGAGCGCGGCCACGACGTTTGGGGCATTGAGCTTCAGCACACCGGCCAGCCGCAGACCATCCGCGCCGACGTCGCGGACTACCGGCAGCTGCGCGCCGCCTTTGACCGCATCGGCGACTTCGACCTCGTCTACCACCTGGCCGCAGAGTTCGGGCGCATCAACGGCGAGGAGCACTACGAGCAGGTCTGGCGCACCAACGCCATCGGCACCCGCAACGTCCTAGAGCTCCAGCGTGACCGCGGCTTCCGCCACGTCTTCGCCTCCTCCTCCGAGGTTTATGGCGAGGCCGACGCCGAAGCCATTGATGAGCGGTACCTGCTTGATAACCCGCAGCCCAGGCTGACTAACGACTACGCGATCAGCAAGCGGGTCAATGAGGAGCAGATCCGCAACTTCGCAGACCGCTACGGCACGAAGACGATGACGTTGCGGTTCTTCAACGCTTACGGCCCTGGCGAGCGGTATCACGACTACCGCTCTGTGGTGTGCCTGTTCGCTTACCGGCTGCTGACGGGTAAGCCGATCACGGTGTATGAGAACTATCACCGGGTCTTCATGTACCAGGGTGACTTCATCGTGACGCTTGCCAACGCGGCCACGAGCTTTGCCCCAGGCGAGACCGTCAACGTTGGCGGCGACGAGTACGTCAGCGTCGAGGACATGGCGAACATGCTGCTTGAGGTCACCGGCGCCCACCCGTCTCTCGTCAACCGGCTGCCGCTGGACAAGCACAACGTCACGAGCAAGAAGCCTGACATTTCCAAGGCCAAGGCTCTGCTGCACCACAACCCGCGCACGAGGCTCGCTCAGGGACTTCCCCTGACTGTCGACTGGATGCGGAAGCATTACGAAATCGGAGGCTAACCGTGGCGATTGCTAACGGCTACGCAAGTCTGAGCCAGATCAAGAGTGCGCTGCGCATCCCCGCTGGCGACGCCACCGACGACGCCCTCCTCGAAATGGCCGTCGAGTCCGCGTCCCGCCTCATCGACGCCTACTGCGGGCGCAACTTCATCAACGCCGGCACCGTCACCCGCTACTACAACACCGAGAACCCCTACGTCGTGCAGATCGACGACGCCCGCTCCATCGCCCAGGTCGAAACGTCCACGGGCCTCGATGGCGTCTACGACACGACCTGGACGATCGGCACCGCGGGCGGGCAGGGCGACGCACAGCCTGAGCCGATCAACGACTACCTCGGCGGCGTCGTGTGGCCGTTCACCCGCATCCGGGCCATCGGCGACTACTCGTTCCCCACGGGGCCAGAGAATTCGATCAAGGTTCGGGCTGTCTTCGGATGGCCCAATATCCCCGTCACGGTCACCCAGGCCACGATCCTCCAGTCCTCAAGGATCTTCACCCGCCTCCAGTCCCCACTCGGCATCACGTTCGGCGAACTTGGTGCCATGCGCGTCAGCCGCGGCCTTGACCCCGACGTCGTGCAACTCGTCGAGGGCTACCGCCGCGTCAACGGTGTCGCATGACAGCGCTCACCGACCTGCGCACCGGGCTCGCCACCAGGCTCGCAACCATTAGCGGCCTGCGGTCCTCGGCGTACATTCCCGACAACCCGCAGCCTCCCGTCGCGGTCGTGATGCCGGGCCGCATCACTTACGACCAGGCCTTTGGGCGCGGGTCGGACGAGTACCAGTTCACCATCATGCTCATTGTCGGCCGCGTTGCCGACCGGGCATCACAAACCAACCTCGACGCCTACTGCGCCTCTAGCGGTAGCACGTCGGTGAAGGCGGCCATTGAAGGCGACCGCACCCTGGGGGGGCACGCCTTGGATTGCCGAGTCACAGAAATGACTAACCAGGGCTCGTTGAGCATCGGGGACGTCACCTACCACACGGCCGAATTCTCGGTCACCGTCATTGCCGCCGGCTAAGGAGAGCACAAGTGGGCAAGTTCATAGGCAAGAACATCCGGGTGAAGGTCGGCAGCACCGAGCTCACCACGAACATCGCAAGCGTCGAGGTCACCGAGACCGTCGACGAGATCGAGACCACGGCCTTCGGGCAGGCAGCGCGTAGCCGCATCGCCGGCCTCAAGGATGCCTCGGTCACCATCAGCTTCCATCAGGACTACGACGCTTCCAGCGTCAACGCCACCCTCGCCAGCGTGTTTGGCGGCACGGCCAATGTGGTCATCCTCGCGGGAACTAGCACCACGCAGGGCACCGCAACCGCTACGTCACCTCTGTACACCATCCCCACGCTGTGCAGCGCCCAGACCCCTGTCAGCGGTCAGGTCGGTGACCTCACGACCTTTGACGTGACGTGGCCCGCTGTCGGCGAGATCACTAAGAGCACCAGCGGCACCTTCTAGGTCAGGAGACCACCTTGCGCATCGCATTCACCATCACCTACGCCGACGGCACGGCGGCCGAGGCTACGGCCTCGGTCGCCGACCAGGTGGCGTTCGAGCAGGCACACGACCGCTCCATCGCCCGCCTCGCCGACGACTTCCGCCTCACCGACGCCTGCTGGCTGGCCTGGCACTCACTTCATCGCACCGCCCACACGGCCGACGATTTCGACACCTGGCTCGACAGGGTCGACAATGTCGAGTTCGGTCAGGGGAAGATCGTCCCTTTGGAGGGGACGACAACGCCCACTGGCTGATCGTCCACTTGGCCTACGAGTACGGCCTAGCGCCGTCCGCCGTCCTGGCCGAGTCAGACCGCATGATTTTCACAATGTCCAAATATTTGGCATGGCGCGCGCGAGAAAGCCGGAGGAGCTGACGTGACCGAGTTGAGCGTTCGCATCGTCGGCGGCGATCAAGCTATCCGAGCGCTGCGCACTATGGAGCCAGAAACGGCAAAGCAAATCAAGAGACAGATTTCCGAAGTCGGTAATGACCTCGCTGCCTACATCAAGAACGCTTCGCCCACCTCTCCGCCGATGCGCGGATGGAGAACGTCCCCGCCTGTGACTCCTGGCAAGCCACGCTCACGCAGCGGCGGCCGGGGTGGCGCTGGCTGGCCTGCTTGGGAACCAGCATCAGCGACATCGAGCAGGCGCGGAACAGACGTCATTGTGACAATGGTCGGCACTGCCGCTGCAATCTACGAATCGGCTGGCAAAGAAGGCAAGATTAAGAGCACAAGCGGGCAAGCCTTTATCAACCAGTTGCCCGCCCTCACGGTATCGGGCAGGCGTCCACGTCGTGGACGAATCGTTGGTCGCGCCATCGTCACTCAATACCCAGAGGCGCTGCGCCGCATCCAGGCTGCATGTGACCGTGCAGTTGACGAGGTCAACAGGAGGTTGCCTTCATGGCGCTGACACAAGGGTCAGGCAAGGGCATCCAAGTTGTCGTAGGCACCAGCTACAACGACAAGGACTTGAAGCGCCTTCAGCGTGATTTGCAACGAGCTGGCATCCAGGCCAAGAAGACGCAAGGCCCCATCGCGCAGCTGGCTGGCGGCTTCCGCAAGCAGCTCACCCCCAGCCTCGCGCTCGCTGGCGCCGCTGCCGCCGCCTTCGCAGTAAAGCTCGGCGTTGACGCGGTCAAGGCCGCAGCCGCCGAGCAGCAGGCTGTCGCACGCCTGTCCCAAGCACTTGACAACGCCGGCGAGAGCCTCGCCCTAGACAGCGTTGAGGCCGGGATAGATCGCATGGCGCGGGCGACCGGCATCGCCGACGATCAACTCCGTCCGGCCATGATCACCTTGGTCAACGCCACCCAAGACGCAGCCAAGGCTCAGGGTCTCCTGTCCCTCGCGCTTGACATCAGTGCCGGTAGTGGGCGTGATCTCAGCAGCGTGACGATGGCGTTGGGCAAGGCAGCCAACGGCCAGGTCACTGCCCTTCGCCGCCTTGGCGTACCCCTGTCCGAGGCGGCAGTCAAGTCCAAGGATCTCAACGCGATCACGCGTGAGTTGCAGCAGACTTTCCAGGGCCAGGCCGCGCGGGCCGCCGATACCTTCCAGGGACGCCTCAACCGCCTAGGCGTCGCTCTGGGCGAGTTGCAGGAGTCTCTTGGCACCGGCTTTATTGAGGGCCTTGAGGGCGGCGCCCAAGGAACGGACGACCTTGCCGACTCAATCAAGGACTTAGAGCCAGTCGTCCAGGCGCTCGGCAATCAGGTCGGCTCCGCAGTCAAGGGCTTTGGCGACCTGGTCTTCTTGGCTGGCGAGGGCGCCAAGCAGTTGGGCGTCTTTGAGGGCAGCACCCAAGACGCTACTGGCCAGGTCGAGAAGTTTGTCGGTGGCTTCCTCGACCTAGCGTTTGCCAACGGTGGCGCCCTCGGTGCAGTCAGCGACCTACGCGACTACCTTGAAGACCAAGGCGTCATCACCAAGTCTGCCGCTGAGAGTCACGCGGATTACCGTGACGCGGTTGTCAGGACTGGTGATGCCGCCAAGGGCTCAGTGACCTACGTTGACGACCTCGGCAATGAGGTCACCCAGTCAGGTGACGAAGCCGCGGATGCAGCTGAGAAGTTTGACCTGTTCGCGGCAGCCATCGCCAAGACTGACCAAGTCGTCGCCTTCCGGCAAGCCATCGACGATGTCGGCGGCGCGTTCAAGAACACCAACACCCCAGTCAACATCTTCGGCGAAAAGGGCCAGGAGAACTTTGACACTCTTAAGGGACTAATCGAGCGCACGGCGTCTTATGCCGAAAGTGTCGATGGTGTGGCGAGTCAGGCGGCCATCGCTAGCCAAGGACTTGGCAGCCTTGAGGGTGCGTTCAAGAACGCCAAGATGGACCCTGCCACACGGGCTCTGCTGCTTGAGCCGTTCCAGGCGCTGATCAACGACCTGGCTGATAACGGCGTCGCGGTCGAAGGGTTGCAGCGGCAGCTTGACAGCCTAAAGTCAAAAACGATCACGATCACCACCAACTTCCAGATGACGGGTGCAAACAAGCAGGCCTTGTATGAGGCAGATGGTGGCATGGTTGCGGGACGTGGTTTTGGTACACCGCGAGGGTCAGACACGGTGCCGGCAATGCTGACTCCAGGCGAGTTTGTTATTCAGTCCTCAGCGGTGTCTCAATTCGGTCGTGGCTTCTTCTCGCAGCTCAACCAGGGCGTCAACCCGCTTGCGGGCATGACTCCGTCTGTGGGTGGCTCAGGTGGTGGCTTGACGATCAACGGCGGCATTACTGTGCAGTCTGCGCCTGGTGAGGCCGCAGCCGTGTCCCTCCCCCGCGCGCTGAGGCGTGCGGCTTTCCTGGCAGGCGTGAATGGCTGAGACGTACAAGATTGGCGCCACCGACGTAACCACCTACCTCACCCACCTCCAGGTCATTGACGGCAACATTGGCGTCCCGCCGTTGCGCCAGGACGACTATTCGGTGCCGGGCCGCACCGGCGCCATCGCGGCTACCCCGTGGTGGGGTCCACGGGTCGTGACCTTCGGCGGCATCGTGGCCGGCTCAACCAGGGCCGCCATGCAGACGAACCTAAAGTCCCTAGGGTCGCTGGTGCTCAACGGCGGGGCCACGTTCACGTTGTCGCGGACGCTGGACACTGCCGGGACGCCGACGCAGACGGCCACGGCCCGCTACTTGGGCGGCCTGGAGTCAGCCGACGCCCTGTCAAACAAGGTGGCCCGGGTCGCGTTCGACGTGCAGCTCATGGATGGGTTCTTCTACGATTCGGCGTACACGAACCTGGGCACGGTGTCTGGCACCGCCGTCGTGAACGTGGACGGGGAAGCCCCCACGCAGGACATCACGGTCACCTACTCCATCGGCGCCGGCTCCCAGCGGGTCACCAACTCCGCCTACCCCGGCCTGGCCCGGCTCACGTTGAAGCCCGGCAACAACACGCTCGTCGTTACTGGCGGCGGCAATGTGGTGCTGTCATATCGGGCGGCCTGGCTGTGACACACCTGCGCCTCGACGTCTACGACGCCCTCAACCAGACCTACCAGGGCACCTTGACGCAGTCACTAACCAGCGAGTTTGTGGATGAGTTCAACTCACCGGGCTACGGCACTGTCACGGTGCCCCTGTTCTCGGCTGATGCTGCGCTGCTGGTGAAGGACGCCGTCGTGCGCGTCATCTATCGGGACGCGGTCAGGTTCGCTTGGTTTGTGGAGACCCGCGACCGGGATCTCGCCAACGCCAGCGGGCAGCAGACCCTCACTGCTTCGGGGCGCGGGCTGCTGGCCTGGCTTGAGGACGCGGTCCTCTACCCGCAGGGCGGGCTCGCGGACTTCCTCGCCCCCGACCGTCCCTTCAACTGGGCGTCCGAGCGGGGTGGCGGGTGGCGACTCACCGGCAATTACCAGGACGCCCTCGCCGTTCAATGGCGCAACGACACGACAGCGCGAGCTGGCCTTCCTGTCAGGTGGAAGGACCCGCTCGCGTCGTGGATTTGGCGCACCAACCCGTCGACCACCGTGCAGCGCGGCACCGTCAACTGGTTCTTCCGAGACTTCACGCTGACCGACTCCAAGCGCATCAAGTTCTACGCCTCGTGCGACAACCAGATGGATGTGTTTCTCGATGGTCAGCAAATCATGTCGTCCAGCGATTTCGATGCCGAGGCGGCGTCCTTCACGCAGATGGCTCGGTTCACGATCCGCCTCGGTGTCGGCACACACACCCTGTCGGCCCGGGTTCGTAACGACAAGCCGTGGCAGCGGTACGACATTGACGTCGCCACCGACGACAAGGTCTCCTGCGCTGGTCACGGCCTCGCTAACGGCACCCAGGTCACGATTACTGACAAAACCGGCGCCAACGGGCTCACCAAAGGCAGCGACTATTACGTTCGGGCCAGGTCTGACGACGATTTCAAGCTGGCAACCAGCAACTCAGACGGCACCATTGTCAACGTCACCTCCAACGGCAAACTCGATTTACGGTTGAAGGCCGACAACACGGCCGGGTTCATCCTGACAGGTATCCAGTTGGACGCCGACGGCAAGGAAACTGACACGTTCGTTGTGCGCACCAACACCGACTGGCAGGTGTCGTCAATTGAGCCGTATTGGCGGCCGGCGCTCATTCTCAAAGTGCTTGCCCAGGAGGCCGCCACGCGCGGCGTCTACCGGCTGAACCGGCTCACCTACGGGTACGACTTCACGGCCCCCAGTAGCGGTGCCTGGTCAACAGAAGTGGACCTCACCTTGAAGGTCGGCGCTACCCTGCTCACCGTCCTTGACGACATGGTCGATTTGGGCAACGACTTCTGGGTCAACCCCGCGACGCTTGAGCTTGACGCCTGGGAGTCTCGGGGCAGCGATTTGTCAGCCACCGTCTTCCTCGACACCGGGCAGAACCTTGCCCGATTTTCAACCACCGTCGAAAGGCCCCTCAAGACCGTGGCTTTGGTACGCACGAAGGAGGGCTGGCTCCGGGCAGCCGACGAGACTCTGCGCGCCGCTAACGGCTGGCGCGAGACTTTCCTTGAGTACGGCAACACGGCGTCAGAGAATGTGGCGAAGCGGAACGCTCAACGAGTATTGGGGCGCACCGGCAAAACCCAGGTGGTCACGTCAGGGGTCGAGGTCGTTGTCACCAACGGCGCCACCCCCTACGTCGATTTCACCGTCGGCGACGTCGTTTCCATCCCTAACCCGTCTGGCACGGGCCTGCCCAACAAGGCCCGGATCTTGTCCATTGGTCTCAAGGAGGAGGGCGGCGGCGTGTCCTTCCAGCCCGAGCTTGAGGTGATCACAAGTGCCTGACGGTCAACTGCGGCGCGCCCCGCAGTTGTGGGAGCAGCGCCTCGCCCGCACCACCGCCATCCTCGGCGCCGGGATCTCATCCTCGGGGGACGCGACCGCCATCGTGCCCCCGTCCTCACCGCCTGGC